CTTTCACGAGCTGGACTTTTCTGAATAAAGAAAATGAAGAAATGTTTAAAAAGACAGGTCACATATTACACCATTACTGGAACACAGGTAATAATTGCTGGGTCATAGACTCTATAACAAAAGATAATGCTTTTAAACAAGTTTGGTCATGGGGAAAAAAATACTTTGCTGGAGAGTTAGGTCTTGATTATATATCATGGCTAAGAGTAGGTGGTGATTATAGAGTCAAAAATATTTCTACTAAATATAAAAAAGAGGAATGGATAAATGGGTAGTGCAACCAATAGTATAGTTTCAATAGTAACAACTGCAGTTATTATAGCATTCGCAGGACCGATATTTGCCTATTCAATTGTTGCTGGTATCGCATTTGTAACAGGAGTTGTGATGGTTGGTCAGTCTCTTACAGTACAACCAAAATTAAGAAACTCATCACTACAGCAAAGCTCATACGAAAGCGAAACATCTAATCGTTCTACAATGTTAAGACAACCAATTATTCCAAGAGATACTGTGTATGGTATTACTAAGAAATCAGGTGGCATATTATTTATGGAAACTGATGAAAACAATAAATATCTACATTTAATAGTTCAAGTTGCTAGTCATGAAATACAAGAATTTACTACAGTATATTTCAACGAAGATGCTCTAACTTTACAGAGTGCTGGTAATGATGAAAATGGTATTACTAGATTTAATATAACCTCGCCCTCAAAATATTCAACAAACTCTTTATTTGAAGATGGTAGAAAAACAGTAAGAATTAAATTACATAAAGGTCTAGACAATCAATTAGCA